AATGTTTGCATAAAATTCTAGGTGGATCTCCTGGAGGTAAATCGTTATAGTATATTTCAAAATCATCAAATAAATGATCAATACCATTTTTTAAAATATAAGCTATAGTTTCATAAGATTGTCCCATCCAATCAAAAGGATAACTTTTACTACGTAAATTTGCTTCTTTCAAAGCAAGAGTTGCAGTACACGTTCTACTTACTGGGAAATAAATCTTCTTACACATTTCTTTTTACACTAGTCTTAAACGATGCCGTAGCAGGTTTGTGTTTTGGGTTTTCAATATCAAATATACTTTTTACCGATTTATAAATATTTATGTTTTCTTCTTGAGTTCTTGGTGATTCATATACTTCCCAATTTTTACCTTTTAATCTAGTACCTGATCTATCAGCACCTCTAGATTTGGATTTTAGCCATAATACACCTACACGTGCTGCTTCTTTACCAAAACATTCTTTATAACATTGAGCATAAGCTGCACCCTGTAAATCATATGTAGTTTGTAAATGGTTACTAGTTTTAAAATCGATAACCCATAATTCACCATCAATCTCACAAATTAAATCACAAGTACCAGCTACTTTAAGTTCTTCACTAAATAAATGTACCTCTGTTTCAATTAATGTTGGTTTATGTGTTTCCCAAAAGTCAACAAAACGTAAAAACATTTGCCATACATTAGGATCCATTTTTGGGTAACCACTATCATTAAGATAATTTAATTCTACACCTGTAAAATACTCTTCAATCATTTCATGCACCTTAGTACCTTCTTCTGATGCTTTCTTAACAATCCAATCTGCACTATGACCTACTTTTTTAAGCCAATCCTGAAAGTATTTACCTTTTGGGTAACAATTTAAAACATAAGTAATAGAAGGATAATACTCACCATTACGTCTGTAATACCTTGAATCAGGTAGTGTAATTTGTTTGTGATCATCTGAGATCTCTAGAATTCTGTTATAAGATTTCTTTATCATATAGATAGTTTTTGTTCCATTAAATTATAATAGGTTAAAGGAACTGTTTTTTGAATAAGTTTTGTGAAATTTTCGAAACCCATTTCACTCGGATCCTTATCTTGCAAATCTACAAGATAGACTTCTTTACCTTCTGCCATTAATCTTTCACAGAATTTTAAAGCTTGTTTAATTGCATCCCTATCTAATGCAATATAAATTTTATTTACTACTGATGTAACTATTTTTTTCATTAAGCTACTTTGTATGTTTTTCCCTAATAATGGAATAGCATTTCTTTTAATTGCTATGGCATCAAATGGTCCTTCACATAGTATGATAGGAATATTCCAATTAATAAAATATTCATTTGGAATAATGTCTCTACTTACTTGAGGATTTCTATATTTAACATATGGTTCTTTTTCAAATGAACGACCAGTAAAATAATTTATATTTCCATCTTTATCATAAGTTGGTAATATAATCATATTTTTGTATAGACCACTTTTACAATAACCAATATTATATTTTAGTATATCTGATTTACTTATATTTCTAGCCATTAAATAAGCTAAAGCATGTCTAGCCATAATGTCTGATTTGTTTACTTCTTTTAATGAAATAAATTCTTCTGGTAGTTTTAGGAAATATTTTGGTGAGTTATCATTAACTACATATGTAACATCTTTTACATAGGTTTTAGCTTCATCTATTTTGTCTTGTGAAGCACCCGCTGCTTTTAATAAATAAATTAAATTTTTACCTTTTTTATCACATACCCAACAATGCCATGGATTATTACCTTCTTTATTTTCAGTAAAATTAACTTCTAATTTTGGTTTATGGTGATTACAGTGGGGACAGTTATATGCCATATTACCACGTGCAGTTTGCTTGCCTGTGCCTAATACTGAATTTACTAAAGTAACTAATAACTGGTTTACCATAACTGTAATATACGTTAATGTATTTTAATCTCCAAAGGATCTTCATATTCCATATCCTCTAAATCCTTTGTAAAGAATTTACCTAAAATATTATCATTAAAAAACTCATCTGGTCTTTCTAGTACCTGATATAGCATCTGATATTTAATTTCAAAATAAGTTAATGATTTTTTATTAGGTACACATTTTAGTATAGTACGTTCAAATTCATCTTTTTTACCTTCAAGTAATAATTGTTTAATATCTTTTTGTGAACCATAATAGTTCTTCCAATCTGACTCTTTAACTGCTATCTTATATGAAGGGCGACGACCAACTATTCCGGTTAAGGCAGCTAGTTCTTTTTTACCAAGTTTTACTTTTTTAGTAAATTGTAAAACTTTTTTTCCGATATATGATTTCCCTGAAGGTATGTGTTTATTTATATAAACGAATCCATAAGTACTTTCTGGGAATTGAGTGATATCGACCATTTTGTTTCCTTTATAGGTCCAACTCATAATATTTGTTTTAGTTAATTTTATGTTAACGTAACGTTAATAAATATTTTAACATAGATTAAGAATGTTATTTTGTATTATCTCCATATGTTCAGGTTGTACATTAGAATAAGTGCCTAATTCTTTCCATAATTGGGCAGATTCTTCTCTTTGACCAACAAACCATGAGGTATATGCTTTTTGAAATAATAACATATAATCTCCTGGGTAGCTAATATTATAAATAAGTGGTTCTTTTCCTATGTGTTCCATTCCTAAACATGCATACATATAAGATGGTTTCCATTCTTTTCTACTAGAATGCCATAAACTTAAATGTAAATATGCCTCAGGTCTTTGAGGAAGAAATGCTATTGCTGTTTGTAATTGTTCTCGTTCCCAATTAGGTCTTCGAGTTGTTTTATGCATTTGTTTCCATGTTTTTAAAACACAACAATAAGCAAATTCAGGGTCTACTTTCCAAGTTAATTCTGCAGCTCTTAAAAAATAAGATAATGCAGCACCACCTTGACCTAATTTTTCATACTCCTCAGCTAATTTAGCATTAACATAAGGATCAGTAGTATTATTTAAATACTCGTATAAATATTTTTTTAATTTTTCCATACTGTATTTTTATCTTCCCATTCTAATTTATCTAATAAATTAATTGGTAATCTTAAAGCATAAGCAGCATTGTCTTGATAACCGAATGTAGCTATAAAATTATCATCTTCTATAACTAAACCACAAGCAAATTCTATTTGTGCATCCATAAATTTGAATGGTTTAGTTAATGCTTTTAAATTCCAATCTTTATCCCATATAACAAACCTGTGATAATATTGGGCGTCTTTATGTTTACCTGGATGGTGGAAAAATAAACAACCATGGGTTAAACATATTCTATCTCCTTCATTACCAAAAGGTATTACTTGTGATCCTCCTCTTAATTCTCGAGGAATGTCTAAATTATATTCTTTTTCAATTACAACTTTACTAGTACCACTTACAGGATCAATTTTCATTACCTGTAAAGGATCACACCATCTAATAAAATGCATTGGCATGTCTAATACTGGCATCCAATTTTTTTCTAAATATGTGTGTGGGTCTACTTCAATTCTATCTCTTGTAATTTCTTTACAATTATTTTCATCCCAATGTACTTCACAAAGCTCCATTCTTCCTTCTCCATCAGGTTTTACATCTCTTCTTACACCACAAATATAAAAAATATCATTCCATCTAAGTATTCTAACATCTTCTAATCCAATAAAAGTCCATACTGGTTTAATGTCGTGTTTTGATGTATCTATTTTTTGATAAGTTTCTATTTCTAATGTTTCTGGGTTTAAATTACATAAATAATTTCCTGTTCTTAATTTAATATCATCTTCAGGGTTTAAATAAGATAAAGTACCATATTTACAATAAAACTTTTGATCAAACTCTGCGTGGTATAATGAATAGTGTACGTGTCTAACATTAGCTATTAATCTCCCATCTGCTTCTTTGTAAATACTAACATTACATAAACCAGTACCATCAGTTAATTCTCCTGGGATGATTAAGGGTGTTAATAGACCACCATTATCTATTGCTAATTTTGCTAAATTCTTTATCATATACTATCTATAATGTCCTCCACCTAACCATAATACAAAGGATTTTCTTGTTCCTTTAGTTACTGGTGTTACTCTATGCATCATATAAGAAGGGAAAATAAAAACACAACCTGCATTCTTTTCAGCTTCTATATATGGTCCTTCTATATTTCCTCCCCTAAACATTTGTAAAGTTCCTCCTTCATATTCTTCTGGGTCCGACAATTGGACTGTAATAGATATTTTTCTTTTAGATAACATATCAGGCCCAATGT